ATTGCATTATCAATAAAAGTTTTAATTTTTTCATTAGGAACTAATACTTGTATTTCCATATCAGGTTTTAATTGTGCTTTTATTAAATGTGCCATAACATACTCAGTCCAACTATATGCCATTTCTTCATTAGAAATCTTTTTGAGTTTCAGCTTGGACTTCATTTAATGTTCCTGTTTCTAAATCATAACGCAATGTGCAAGCACTTCCTGTCTCACCGCTGAAACGATTTTTAAGTATGTTAAGTTTTGCTAAATTATCTTCGGCTTTCAAATCTCTATTCATAGAAATAATCATATCAGCTAATTGTCCAATAGAAGCTGAGCCTCTAAGACTATTCATAGATACTTCAATGCCATCCTCATAGCCTTTATTTCCTTCTGGTCTTTTTAAATGTGATACTAATATTAAACCAATACCAGTTTCTTCAACCAAAGTTCTTAATTTAGAAACAAAATAATCTATAAGTTTACGTTCATCATTTGTTGTTTCATCACCGATAGCAGATAAAGCCATGTGTAAATGGTCTAAAACAACAAAATCAACAGAACAAGCTTTTGCTAAATATCTTATTTTAGACAATAAATTATCAGCAACGGTACTACCGAAGTGGTTATATAAATAAAACTTACCATTACCAACAGTATTTTTAAATGTTTCCTGCAATTGAGAATCGGTGATGCCTTCTCTAGTTAAGTGTAAAGGTTTTTTAAGTTTAACACCCATAATACCAAGTGCACTTCGTTTGATACTTTCCTCTAATGCAATATAACCAACAGTAAAATTTTGATTTAATAAATCTAATGCTAGATGTCTGCAAAAACTAGATTTACCAACACCAGTACCTGCCGTTAAAACTACTAATTCACCTTTTCTTAATCCATGTGTTTTTAAATTTAAACATTCAAAAGGATAATCAGCAGTAACATGGTTATCTACTTTTTGTATTTCTTCCCATAAATCAGAGCCAAGAATAATCCCATCTGGCCTATACGCCTTGCTTGCCCATATGCAATTTGTTAACTCAGCTGTTTTACCAGCAATTAACATTTCATTTGCATCTTTTAATGGTAATGTACAAATCTTAGCTTTATTAGGCGAAAATAATTTAGCACATTCTACAGCTGCTTCTTGTCCGTATTTATCTTGGTCAAACATTAACACAACAGATTCAAAACTTTCAAGCCATTCTAATTCTTTTTGAATATCTTTTTTTGCACCTGCTGCACCTGTTTTAATACTTACTACTGGGAATTTATTTTGATTAACTTTAGAAACTGAAAGTGCATCTATTTCACCTTCAGTAATAATAACCATTTTACCTTTGTCACGCCATAAATGTTGACCAAATAATGTTGCTTGTTTTGGGTCACCTAACCATTGAAAAGTTTTATCTGGGTATCTTAATTTTTGAGCTACTAATTTTTTATTTTTGTCATAGTAGTTGGCTATGTGGCATGGTCTTCCAAACCAAGAGCCTAATTGATAATTAAATTTTTGTACTGTATCATAATCAATTTTTCTTTTTGATAATTCTTTAACATCACCTGTTATAAAAGAAATATCATTGTCTGTTTGTGTTGGTTTCAAATCGTCTAATCCTCTCTTTGTTACTTTACATGAAAAACAATGTGTATGTCCATCATCATAAACTGAATTTGCATCACTAGAACCGCACTCATCACAATGTGTATGATATAAAAAAATACTTTCCTGTTTATTCATATAAATTCCTTAGTTAAAATTAACCTACTGGGCATAACGCCCAGCAGGCACAAACAAACTATCTCAACAATTCTTTTACATTGAAATGTGGAGATAAAGAGCTAGTCACATCTCTGTGACCAACAATCTCAACTTGATTGTATTCCGTCTTTAGTTTGTCAATCAGTTCTATAAGGGAACTATATTGTTTAAAGGTATAATTACAATCAGGTTGTCCATCAGCTGCTTTGCCACCAATAAGACAAATGCCAATAGAATTTTTATTAGATAAAGTAATTGTAGTATCAATATGTGCACCAGCAATTTGAATATCTCTACCATCTTGCACATCACCATTTCTGGTAATTACTTTATGAAAAGCACAAGAAAATAATCCTTCTTTTCTATGCTTAGTATCTAAATCTTTTACGTTAATATTTTGTTCAGGGGTAGTTTCTGAAGAATGAATAACAATATATTTTGTTTCTTTTCTTATATTGTTCATAACCACTCCTTTGGAATATGTTTATCAGCATATTTAAAACCATATTTATCACACCACATCCCATAAGTAGTATTTGATTTTTTACTTATCCTACTTTTTGAATTACTAAAAACAAATCTAATATCTAAATTAGGATGTTGTTCTTTAATCAATCTCATTTTTTGTCTGTCTTGAGTAGTAAACAAACCTTTAGTTTCAATAAATATTTTTTTATCTATTAAATAAAAATCAGGTGTGTATGTATGAGCTTTTTGTGGCTTAGTATATTGCAACTTAGTTTTTTCAAACTCATACATCACATTCTGTTTATCTAATTCAGAAGCAATCGCTTCTTCTAAACCAGACCTAAATCCGTAAGTTAAACCTACAGATTTAGAAGTCTGTGTTTTCTTGTACAGGCGTCTTTGTTGCCACTTCATCTTCAACTTCTGTTTCTGGTGCTACAAATCCACCTTCCACTTTATCAAAGCCATAGCCTTCTGCACTTCCAGCTCCGCCTTCAACAAGTTCTGTTATTTGAACTGCTCGTAATCTTAAAGATACGCCAGCTCCTGCCATTGCAGTGTACCAAGGAATTAACTCAGCACTAACTTTCATTTTACTGCCAGACCAAACGTTACCATTCATCATTGGTTTTCCAGCACTATCAAATATAGCAACTTTAAATGGTATTACTTTACCATCAGCTGCAATTACTTGTGCTTTTCTTTTGAATTTAAACTCAATGTTTCCAGTTTCTTTACCTTCAACAAGTTCATTTTCATATGGTGCACTAGCCATTTTAATTGCTTTTCCTTTATTTTTTTCTTTAGCAATCTCTAGGCTTTTTTTCATCTCATCATCAATTTGTTTCATTAATGATTGAGCATTTTCTGTACTAATGACAAGATTAACTTTATAATGTCCATCCTTATCAAATTTAGTATCAGGTTGTGTAAGCCAAGCGTATTTAGAAACACCTTCTGGACTTACTATTTTGACGTAACTATTCTTCGCCATTTTCTTTTTGCTCCTCTATTATAAAACCTTTTTGCATATCAGCAACCGCTGAATCAATAGGTCTTGTTCTATACTCTTCAAAGTATTCTTCGTTCATAAGTTTCCTTATTCTAGTATGGGTACTTTAATGCTTAGGCAAAAAAGAACTCACTATTGGTTAATTGTTGAATATCTAAACTACCTTTTTCAGGTACTTCAGGTATTTTCTCATGTAGTTCAACAGGTAATTGTTTAAGTACATCATTTCTAAAATTAGCTAATATGTCATGTTCAGTAAACATGGTAACAAAAGCTTCTCTTAAAGATTTGTTAAGCACTTCAACATCACCAGCAGTGGTACCAAAGCTGTCATGTACATTGCAGAAATTAGTAATACCATTTTTATATGCGATATTAACTGTTTCCATCATTGCAGCACTGTCAACACTGTGTACAACATTAGGTGCAACCCCATTGCCCATTCTTAGTTTGTCTGTTTTGTCTGTCTCTGTGTTAATTCTGGGTTTAATAACTTCACCCATTAACATTGCCTTAACCCTTTTTGATTTCATTTCAGGATAAGATTGATAGACAGGAAAACCAACAGGCGTTACCCAATGCACTGGCAATTGTTCTTTAGCCACTACTCTTGCAATAGTCTGTAAATAATTCATACCAATTCTCGCTGATTTTAAATTATCACCAATACTATCCCAAATTACACTAGCTAAATAACTAGCTGGCCTGAAAACATCATCAGTAAATGGATGGTCTTCACCTTTGTCTTTTCTTTTAGTTAAATCTTCAACAACAAAATCAGTGCATGAATATCTTGTTGAACCATAACAAATAGTCATAATACTTCTTTTGGTAGTTGAACGTTTAATACCATAATCTAACCACTGTTTTGCATACAAGTTACCATCAGCAGCATCTACTTTTAATTTTTCAACTACAGCATCAGCAACTAATTGATAAATGTCTTGTGGTTTATCAGTAGGTATTAAATTAACTAACTTTCCAGCTTTTGCATCTCTAAGCATTAAAGAATAAATTTGAAGTCCATTACATGAACCATCAACGTTAACTGGAATTTGTGAAACAAATCCATAACCTTGTTCTTTAAATCTTTTCCACTCATCACAAAATGCAAGAAATTGAAAAGCATTAGAAGCTTCTTCCCATTGTCTATTTGACATAGGGTCATTAGCACAAGCAATAATCATTTGCTCGTTATCTTTTACCCATTGTTCTCTGTCTTCAAGAGATATTTTATCTTCACCATACATGTTGGCACCATGTACAGCAAGCCAAAATGCACCTTTGTTTTCTTCTGTTAAAGGTTTGCCGTGTGTAAAAGACAATAAAGCTTTAGCACCAGATATACTCTGATAATTTAAAAATGCAGGCACACAATAAGCTCTTCCTCTAAAATCTAATTGTAAAGGAAAATATAAAGTTGCATAATCTTTAAATTTATCAGCAAGCCACATAATTTTTGCGTACAGTAAACGCTTAGAAAACATTCTAGCATTCTCTGTGTGTGCCATAACAGCCTGTTTCTTCCAAGCTTTACGACTTTCAACATTACTATCAATGTCATGTGGTTTGTTTGGTATTTCATAATTAGTAATAGGTGGCATACCACCAATTGCTAATCCTTTATCCCATGCTTCCTGCATAACTTTTAAAATAAACTTATTAATTTTAAAAGGCGTATTTTGCATAAGATTAACTGCATTATACACTTTTGGCATATCAAAATTCTCAAGTTCTTTTTTAAATAACTTGTTTTTTTGTTTAACCAAATCCAACTCAGGAAGTTCTTTAGTCCAATATCCGCCGCCAGTTACTGTTGCCCACATTTTAGGTGGCATAACTGTAGGTAAATATTCAGGATTTAATAATTCGTTAAATTGATTACGATTATTAATCCAGTCTCTGGTCTTTTGTGTTTGTTTTATAATTTTAGCTTTTTTATGGTTAATGGTTTCGGTACCAATTTCAATCATACCAGTAGCCATAATCATAAGCTCAACTAATCTAAGACCAACATGCAATTTAACAGGCGTACTCCATTCTTCCCAACTAACCACTCCACGCTTAGCAGTTTCTCTAAGTTTTCTACGTTTATAAGTGTAGTTAAATGACCTTTTATCTAAATCACTTTTAACTGTATCATATAATTCAGGATTCAAAAATTTGAAATTCCTCAAAGCTATTTCAGTCTCAACTTTACCGCCAAGCGATATGCAAGTGGCAGTTAAAGGTTTATACTGTGTAATAGTATTAATGATATGTTTACCAGTAATCAAAGCAAGTATTTCAGGCTCAACTTCACACATTTTAGTAAACGCAATAGATGGTTTACCAATGGTTTGTTTTGATTGTTCTTCTACCCATTCAGCAATAGCCATTGCCAATGGTCTTATAGTGTTTGCGACCATTACTTTACCGTAACTGGTCACACTTTCCTCTTCACGCTCAATATGAGATTGAAGTCTTTTGTTTGTTCTATTCTTACCTAATGCAGCCATTTCTTTTTCATGTGCAAGCTCATCAGTATAAGTCGGCATACTCTCAATTAATTTAGCCAATGTTAACTCCTATATTTATCTTGGGTTAATATTATAATATCTACTATGGGAACCTTAATCAATTTACCACCATTTTGGTGTTTCAGTCTTCCAAGTAGCAATATCTTTTTTATCATGTTTATAATACATTCTATAAGCCTCTATTGGATTATCAGATTTGTATTCATCAGGCATAGCCATGGCAAACGCAGTTAAGTCTTTACAATCATGCTCATAATCAGGTAAAGATTTAATAACGTCATATGATTTATGATTTATATGTTTACCATATCTAAGTTTATATTCTTCATTTAAATATTTAGACAAATCACGCAGCCAATTAAAATTAGCAACACTTTGAGATGCCCATATAGTACACGGATGTTTAGCGTGTGTTGGTTTATAAGGCACATCAATGCCTTTTTGAGACAACACAGTGCATAACATTTGAGCTGTTTCTAATATCATTTTTACAACATGTTTATCACAATGATATTTAGCACAAGTTTTAGGGTCTTTATCTAATATAAAAATATTCATAATTACTCCTTGTTAGATAGTTTATACGCAATTACTAAAATTACAATGCAAGTTAACATTATAAAAAGTTTTGTATCAACTGGTAATCCAGTTAAATACGCATTTATTGTATTCATATATGCTCCTATTTTATAAAGTAGTTTTTAAAGTATTGACCTTGTATTACAAAAGGTTTTGTTTTGTATTTAGTATCAATTTCTAATACACGCAATTTAAGCAAGTTATTAAGTTGTCTATTAATTGACCCTGCGTTAAGTTGTGGGTATTTGTCTCTAAGTTTTGCCAATAAAGGTTTTTTCTTAAATGGCACATTCTCAAAAACAAATCGCAATATACATTGTTGAACATCTTTTCTATCATCCTGTTTTGTTATTTTAGTAGGCATAAATTGAATATCAGACAATTTATATTTTAAGTTTAATGCGCTCCACCTAGTCAATGATGTTGTTTCAGTGTAGTTAGTGTAAACAAACTTAGCTTCCTGATAATCTAAAACTTTAGTAACAATATTTTTATATTTGTTAAAATCAGCTTCAGACACACCAGCAGACACATAATCACAAACGTTTACATTCCAGTGATTAGCTAACTTTTTATTGATAGTGTCATAAAAGATTATTTCTTTATCAGACACAAATCGCCGTCTAGTCTCTATATTATCTATAAATGAACTTCTAGTATTCCAATCTGTAGAACTCATATAATTGCTCCGCTCCTTATGTTAATTGTTAATTGCTCCGCTCCTTAGAACTGCAACAGACTAAGCACACTTGTAGCGTGCCTAGTTTCGGCCAGTCAGGCCTCATCAGTGTTGCTATTTGTTTTCTCTGGTGTCAATTGTCACGGTAACCATGACAGACCCACAAAAATGGTGGTGATGGTCTTCGTTCAAATTATCCAAAAATTTGGCAAAGTCTCTGGCTGTTATGCCATCATTGAATTTGAACTCATGCGTTGTAATTGTAAACGGCTTATTATTTTTGTCGTACTCATTGCCTAGGACGTTAATTACTGCATTGTCTATATACATAGTTATT